CAATGTTTCAGGATATGAAAATCTGCCATACGTTTGCAGCCGCTGGGAGAGAAACAGTCAAGAAATATACGGGCGCGGGCCAGGAATCGAGGCACTCGCAGATGTTAAAATGTGTAATAAAATGGAGGAGTTAGGGCTGAAGGCACTCGCCAAGATGACTGATCCACCGTTGATGGTTCCTGATGATGGTTTTCTGTCTCCAATCCGCACGACCCCTGGAGGGTTGAATTTCTTCCGTGCAGGACTTTCACCAAATGACAGGATCATTCCTTTGGAGACACGCGGGCGGCCTGATCTCAACGAGAACAAAATGGCAATGGTCAAAGACTCGATCAACAAAGCCTTTTATCTCGATATGCTGGAGTTGCCTGGGCCGGTTGCACCAGATGGTGATGTTCTCAGATTCAGTGCTACCGAAGTCAATCAACGCCAGCGGGATCGGCTTTCGATTCTGGGGCCGATTGTAGCACGGCAGGAAGTCGAGTTTCTGGGGCCACTTGTGGAGCGCACCCTGAACATCATGATCAAGAACAACATGATGCCGGAGCCTCCAGAAGCACTCATTGAAGCAAACTTCAATATTGAGTACACGAATCCTGTAGGTATTTCGATGCGCACCGGCGAGTTGACATCGATAAACACGTTGATGCAGTTTCTGACACCAATGGCACAGATCGACCCGAATATCTTACGAAGGCTTGACATCGGGCGTGTGGCAACGCTTGCAGCAGAGATCCTCCGTGTACCTCCAAGTGTGTTTAAAACAGACCAGGAGATGCAGGAAGAGATGGAAGCAGAAGCAGAACAAATGGCACGCCAGCAACAGCTACAGGAGCAAATGGCAGTTGCACAGGCGAACAATCTTATTTCAATGGCAGAGCGCAATCGCTCTCAAGCACAACTAGCAGATGCTAAAGCGGCAGGAGAAGGAGCGTAAAGCTCTGTACGAAAGAGTTTTTGAAACAGAAGATGGCAAGCGCGTGCTAGAGAATTTATGCACACGCAACTTCATCTTCTCACCGTGCATAGTCCCTGGAGATCCATACTATACGCACTACAATGATGGCCGGCGTTCTGTAATTGCAGACCTTCTAAGCTATCTTAATATCAGTACCTCAGAACTGGAACGCATGGAGCGAGAATCCTATGAGCGAAGAACAGACGATTTCGACAACGAATACTGAAGCACCGCCGGAACCTAACACCATTTTAGGTGGTGGAGGTGAACCCGAAAGTGCTGCTGGTTCCCTAGCATTTGATCCTGACAGTCTTCCAGGCGAGCTTGCCAACGAGCCGAGCCTGCGTAACTTCGACAGTATTGAGAAGCTAGCAAAATCATACGTTCATGCTGTACGCAAGTTAGGCGCGCCTGGAGAAGAATTGGTGCGTGTCAACGGCGAAACAGACAAGGACGAAATATACAATCGACTAGGGCGGCCTGAAGATCCAGGTGGCTACGAATTCGATGGTGAAGTACCAGATCATTTCCGTGAAGCATCTCATAAGATTGGTCTTAACAAGGATCAGGCACGCGATCTTTTGGGTTATATTGCTGATCAGAACAAGCAGCATTCCGAGGGCATGCGTGAAAACTATGAGAAGGAGCAGGTTAATTACCAGCAGTCGCTTCAGAAGGAATTCGGAGATGATTATAATAAAAACGTGGAGCTAGCACGGCGTGCGTTTCTCCAGTACGGAGATGCTGAAACCGTCAAGTTTCTGGAAGAAAGTGGTCTTGGAAATCATCCAGGCTTAATCAAGACTTTCAGTAGAATCGGGAAATCATTGTCTGAAGATAATTCTCTGCTTTCAGGTGCAGGCGAGAACCTTGGCGGGATGACACCTGTTTCTGCACAGTCACGGCTTTCTGAATTACGTGCCGATGCTGAATTCATGAAGGAATATAACGATGCATACCATCCGAAGCATGGTGAAGCAGTAAAACGCATGTCTGATCTATATGAATATATGCACTAGCATGAAGATGCTATAATAAAACAAAACGATTTCATCCACCTTGCTTGCCAAGCAAAGCTTGAGGATAACGCGCGAGCGCCCAGGTAGCTAGCAGGCCGGAACCCCACTGTTCGGGATAACTCCAAATTTGTGCAAGGGATTTGAACCTTTGACATTGGAGTTATTCTATGTCCACGCAGATAACAACTGCGTTTACCAAACAATATGCCGATAACGTGTCGCTGCTTGTGCAGCAACAAGGCAGTCGTTTGCGTAACGCATGCCGGCTTGAAACCGGCAAACGTGGCGAAGAAGTTTACATGGAAAGGATTGGTTCTACAACGGCACAAGTTGTTACCTCTCGCCATGCAGACTCTCCGCTGATTGACACCCCACATGACCGTAGGCGTGTAACGCCGATCTCGTATGATTGGGGCGATATGATAGACGATGCGGACAAAGTTCGCATGCTGATCGATCCCACTTCTCCTTACGCAGTCAACGCCGCGTATGCAATGGGAAGAGCAATCGACAGTAAAATAATCACAGAAGCACTCGGAACTGCATACACCGGCAAATCTGGAACTGGCACGCAGGCTTTAGGCTCCGGCCAAAAGGTTGCAGTCGATTTCCATACCTATGACGGTGCAACAGGTGATGTAGGCTTGTCTGTTGGTAAACTTCTGGAAGCACGCCGGATTTTAGGTGCGGGCGAAGCAGATGATTACGATATGGGCGGGCGACCTAATCTGTTCCTGGTTGCCAATTCTTTGCAGTTAGCAAAGTTACTGGCTGATTCCAGTTTTGCTTCTGCTTCTGCTGCCGGTGGTGTAAGTGCTGCCAGTGCAGACTATAACAGTGTCCGCGCGCTGGTCAGTGGCGAGATCAACACCTTCATGGGCTTCCAGTTCATCAGGTCTGAGCTTATCACCACAGACAGTGCTAGCGACCATCAAGTAATCGCCTTCCATCGTGATGGACTTGGCCTTTGCATTTGGGATGACATCCGCGCACGGATTACCGAGCGCGCTGACAAGCGATTTTCCACTTATGTTTATTTTTCCATGACCATCGGTGCGGTCAGGTTGGAAGAAGAGCGAGTGGTTGAGATTGCTTGCGATCCTTCTTAACCCCTAGCCACTAAGGAGTCTTATGGCAAATCTGTTTGGTGTTAATTACACCACACAAGACCCTGTTGGGGCTGGAGATACTACCGGCACGGTTCCTGCCGCTGTTGATGTAGCCGAATGGGGCGGGCGAGTACGAGTGTGCTATGACAGCTATACGGCTGATGGCGCAACCGGCACAACTGATGTGCTTTATCTGGGCAAGGTTCCAGCAAATGCAACATTGCTTTATGGTGTGCTTCAGCATAACAACTCAGGTTCTTCCACGTATGCAATTACAGTGGGAGCAACCACGATGCGCGCGGCTGCTACGGCAACCATTAGTGTAGCGCATCTTTTTGGTGCTGTTGCTGCTGGGACAAAAACCACAGCATTGTCGGATGTGAAAGTCACTCTTGGAACTGCTGCGTTAGCAGACACCAAGACGGTCAAGTGTATGATTTATTACACTGTTGACTGACACGCAACATGGCAAGCGTAGTTGATATTTGTAACATCGCCCTGAGCAATCTGGGCGACCAGAAGATATCCAGCTTGTCAGATGCCAACGAGAGGGCGAGGCTCTGCAATCTTCGTTATAACGATGTAAGAGATGCAGTCCTCCGCTCTCACACATGGGCCTGTGCTGTCACGCGCACGCTGCTAGCTCAGTCGGACACTGCGCCGACCTGGGGCTTTACTTATGCGTATCCGCTGCCCAGCGACTGTTTGCGAGTGCTAGATGTTGAAGATTGGGACGAACCTTATCGAATAGAGAACGGTTCAATCGTCACTGACTCAACAACATTGAAGCTCAAATATATTAAACAGATAACAGACCCGAATGAGTTTGATTCGCTCATCATTCAAGCGCTAGGTTTGCGGCTCGCATCTGAAATTGCTGAGTCGCTTACCGGCCGCCCTGAGTTGCGCGACAATCTTTTTGGAAAGTATCAATCTGCACTAGCAGAAGCACGCTCAGTAGACTCAGCAGAGCGCGCTTACGTTGACACACTCTGGAGTGATGTTTTTATTGAAGCGAGGCTCTAAATGGCGCGCGTTCAAAGCGTTCAAACCAGTTTTGCAGATGGGCAGATCAGCCCACGTATGCAGGGTTATGTCGATCTCCCTTCGTATCGTTCCAGCCTAAAAATCTGTCAAAATTACATTCCACTTCCTCAAGGATCGGTTGCACGCCGGCCTGGGACTTTCTACACATCGCGTGCGAAGGATAATGGAGCAGTCAGGTTAGTTTCATTCAACTTTGGCAGCGGTCAGAGCTATATCCTAGAGTTTGGTGCAAGCTACATCAGGTTTTATCGTGAAGATGCAATAGTCACGACTGATGTGACCACGATTTCCAGTGTGAATGCTAGCACCAACACGATCACGCTAGCATCTGGCACTGCACTCAGCGTAGGTGATGACATCTACTTTTCATCCTCTGGATCGCTTCCGAATGGGCTGCTTGCAAACCAGCGCTATTTCATAAAGACCAAAAGCACCAATGATGTCACGCTTTCGCTAGCAGACAACACGATAGGTGCAGCGCTCGATCTAAGTGCTGCTTCTGGCTCCGGCACTCATACTGTCCAAGCACCACTTGAGAAGACCACAACCTACACAGTCGGCCAGATTGATGATCTTTACTTCACACAATCTGCTGATGTCCTCTTCATTGCACATCCAGACCATGCGTTTGCAGAACTCAAGCGTGTGAGCGACACCAGTTGGACACTTGCTGATCTGACTTTAAAAGATGGGCCTTACCTGCCACTGAATACTGAGGATACCACGCTTCTAGTTGAGCAAAGTATTTCAGTAGAGACTGACCGGCCACTGATTGCAGAGCTTGCTGATATAAATATTGATGCATCAAACAATAAATTCAAAATCCCGAATCATGGACTTGTCGACAATAATGTTATTCGGTTTGATGATGCCAGCGACAACGATCTACCTAATGGGCTTAGCGTTGCTACTGACTATCACATAATCAGTGCGACCCTTGATGAGTTTCAGATCAGCGCATCCTCTGGTGGCTCCGCAGCAACCTTTTCAGATGCAGGCACGGGGACACGGAAGCTTTATTACAAGGATTATGGTTATCAACTTATCGGAGAGATTTCAAAGGATGCAGTAGATACAGATGCAGGTGATGAAACCAACATATTCACAATGGTTAATCATCCGCTTGTGAATGGACAGCGAGTCTTTTTTTTAGGAGGAGCTAGCATAGGTGGCGTGACTGCTGGAGCATCAAACGTGTATTATGTGATTGCTGCAACAATTAACACGTTCAAGCTAGCAGATAGTATTGGTGGTGATGAAAAAGTTCTAACTGGAACTATTACCTCAGAACTTAAATTCTATAAAAAGTTCATCCCCAAGTTCTCAAAAATCACGATTACTGCCAGTTCCATTACTGGTATTAATGATGACACAGGATTCCAGACAACTGATGTCGGCAGGATCATACGCCTAAACACTGAGGTTGCCCCGCAGATCCGCTGGGGGTATGTTTCGGTTACAGCACGCGCCAGCACGACTAGCATCACTGCTGTTGCCTCAGAGCATCTAGCATTTGAGGATGCAACAACCGAATGGCAGCTAGGATCTTTCTCAAGCACCACCGGCCATCCACGCACATGCCAGATTTACCAGCAGCGCATGGTGCTGGGAGGAACCACAGAAGAACCGCAGACGATTCATTTCAGCAAAACAGGTGATTTCGATAACTTTGCAGCGAGTGAAGCGCTTGGTGTGAACACCGGCAACTATGACACCGCAGGTGCTAGCATCATGGGTGAGCAGATATACAGTGATAATGCGTTCTCACTGATGATCTCATCCGATACAGTTGATAAAATCGAATGGGTCAACGAAGGTCGCAGGCTTTCCATTGGAACTTCCGGCGGTATCTATCAGATGTTCGGGAACCGTGATGATGTGACAATCACACCGTTTAATTTCACAATTGAGAAGATATCCAACTGGAGCGCACACGCCAGCGCGCTTCCTGCGCAAGTTGGTAACAACGTGCTTTACGTGCAACAGAATGGCCGCAAAGTCAGAGAATTAATATTTGACCGTGAGCAGGAGCAATACAGTGCAAAAGACATCAGCTTGCGCGCGGAAGATGTTACTCAGACCGGCGTAAAAGCACTTGTTTTTCAGGATCAGCCAGGATCGCTTCTTTGGGTGCTTAGGACGGATGGGAAGGTGGCAACCTGCACCTATAATGTTGATCTGAATATGAGTTCCTGGGGACTTCACACGATTGGAGGAACACATACGGATGCAACCTATGGGAACCATGCAAAAGTCGAGAGTATTGCAGCAATCCCGCGCGGTACAGGCTCTTCAGGACACGATCAGCTTTGGCTCGTGGTCAAACGCGATGTGGATGAATACTTAACGCAGTTTCCACACACAGACATCAATGCTAGTACCAATGTAATTACAATTGCTGGACATGGACTGCTCGACACAGATCAGATCAAGTTCACCACCGCAGACACGATGCCGGCAAATCTGACTTCTGGAACGACTTATTATGTGCGTGACAAGACAACAAACGATTTCAAAGTTGCAGCAGCTTCAGGTGGCACAGCAATCGATATTGATCAAGGAACCGGCCCGCATACTATTTACAAGAAAGATGTGGAACAGCGTTTTGTCGAGTTTCTGGAAGAGTTTTATGATAACAGCATGAGTGCAGACAATGCTCATTTTGTAGATTGTGGAGCCTACTATTCCGGCGCAAGTGCCAGCACGCTCACCGGCCTGCATTATATCGAA